TTCTGCTATTCTATTGAGTAATCTTTCTTTTTCACCGCCTTCAGCTGCTTCTGCCACTGCCTGCAATTCTGCTATTCTGGCAGGTATACCATCAACAGTTAAACCTGTCGCAGCTCTTATTTCATCTATTTGTGCTTGACGAGCAGCGATTTGATCTTCATAAAATTCTCTGTTACCACTAAAGTTAGGATCATCTAATCTTGATTGTGCATAATCAATTCTATCTTGTAAATTAGATATTTGTTGTTGCTTCTGTTGATTTTTTTGAATCTGTCTTAATTCTTTATCAATGTCATCTTCAGTAAAGAAACCAACAACTGCCTCTATCTTATCAAAAGCAAAATCAAGTGCGTCTATAATTAAATTAGCGATATTTTCAAAAGGTGCTAATATACCATCTATGATTTGTTCTAGTAAATCCGTGAAATTAAAATTAGCAAGTGCCTCTTCAGCACCAGTAAAACCTAATTTACCAAGAACATAACCCACTACACCTTTTAACAAATTAAGTGGTGCCCCAATCAAACTATTAACTAAACCTTTTATACCACCTTCAAAACCTGCCATCAATTTTTCAATAAATCCCTCTGGTGCTTCTTCGCCTTCTTCTAAATCTTTACCAAAGAAACCTTTATAAAATCCTTTAACAGTATCAATCAAGGCTATGACAATTGTAAATGGTAAGAATAATTTACCTATGCCTTTTATAAAGGCACTTGATTTTGCTCCTGCTGCACCAAAGTAAGTAGTGACTGTTGCGATTACAGGTAATTTTGCTAGAGGTTTTAAAGTATCAGTTAGTGTATCTACCAATTTAGCTACAGGCGCAAGAGCTGCTGATATAGAAACTAAGAATGGTTTTATTTTACCAAGAGAAAGAACTATTGCTGCCCCTATTGGTGCGATACCTTTATAATCCTCTGCGTCAAGGTCTGCCTCTTCATTGAAATCTTTTAGAAAATCAAAAACACTTAAAACACTATCAAAGAATAATGTAAGACCTTTTACTGTATATGTGAGTATTGCTGTTGCAATAGGTAAAAGTGCCTCTCCTGCAGGTATTATTATTTCTCTAAATACATCACCAATTGCTGTAAATAAATCGCCTACTGCGCCTTTGAATAAATCATCTTGTAATGCTTTTACAGTTAATAATAAACCACCAAAGAATAATGTTACACCACCAAGTAATGCTTTAAGACCTGCAAAAGTTTTAGAGAATGAACCGCCAGTTAAGTCTTTACCATCTGCTTTACCTGAACCATCACCTTTTTTTTCTAGTAATTTTTTTCTTTCATCTTCTGTTGCTTTTCTCTTATCTTCAAGCAACATTTTACTATCAATACCCAAACTTTTTTCATTTAATAAAAGAATCCTCTCAAAAAAATCATTTTGTTTTGCTAGTAATTCATTAGTAGCATTATATGCCTGTGCGTCTCTGGCTGTTTGCTCTTGAATTTTATCATCAACCTGAGATATTCCTGTTAACTTATCATAAGCAATTTGAAATACTTGACCTAATTTTAAAACATCATATTCTGCTTGAACTTCGTCAGCAGAGGCTGCCTTTAAAGCTTGTGGTGAATCACCTGCCTCTAATATAGCAATAACTCTATCTTGCTTTTGATTAGTGATCTTTTGTTGTTCAATTAAGTCTGTAAAATCTGCCATTTTTATTTCTTACTTTTGCTTGTTCCTGCATATAAACCAAACCATGCTGCTCCAGCACCAACAACGATTGATACTAAACCAGATTGCGCCATCGTTGGGTCTGCTAAATCCATAAACCATATGGTCACTTTATATAACAAATAGATATAGGTTGTGATGAATACTCTAGGAAATATACGCCACTGATCTACTGCTTTTGCAAGATCAATTAAACCTTGATATCTGTTTTTACTAGAATCAACAGTAGATGTATCTATCTCTAATTCTAGGTTGACTTTTTTAGTCTGTTCAGCCATTTTATCTCCTTGCCTGTGCCTCTCTCTGTTTTTTATTCTGTTCCTTTACATATTCATTTAGTAAAGTTAAGTATATTTCTCTTTCATATGGTATCATGTTTTCAATTTCAGTTAACGACCAATGGTGTAACTGTATCATTTTAAAATTCAAATCATAATAAGTTTCTAAATTAATATGAGAGAGGCATATTAAAAAAAACTTTGCATACCTTCTAATACTACTTTACCTTTCTTTTTACTTTTAGGGTGTGTCAAAGTTACAGTATGAGATAACTTTGGCATAGTAGTAAAGAAATTTTGTATTTTTGCAAATTGATTTTGTGTTAAATTTTCAACAAATTCAATCAATTCTTTCTTACTTAAATCTCTTGCTTCATAAGTTTCTACACCATCAATAATTTGATTAATGCAGTTTGCAGTAAGAGCAACAGCGTCTTCAGCTGAAAGTTTATCATAGTTTCTATCTACAAATGTTTTCATTGTAGGATATTGCATGATAACACTAACATTATCTGTAAGATTAAATTTGTTAGTATGTTTTTCACCAACTTCAACTTCAACTTTCATCAAGTCTACCTCAGTAGATACCTTAACCTTTTCATCACCTGGAAAAGCAAGATTTAATTTTACTTTTTCACCAACTGACTTTGCTCTTATTTTTAAGAACATATATTCTATATCAAAAGATGGTAGTTTGTCTATATCTACCTTATCAAATGTACATGCTCTTACTACATCATTTAATGCAGTAAACATTTCTTTTCGTTCACCCTCTTGTGCCTGAAGTAATATCTTTTCTTCTTTGACCAAGAAAGGTCTGTATTTCACTTTTTCGTCCGTACTAGGGACATTCAACTCAAATGTTTGAGTATTCAACTTTGGTAAAGCCATAATATCTCCTTATAATTTAAAATGTAAATGGTGGGAATATCTTTCCACCAAATACCCTACCAATAGGAATAGAGCGTTTCAATTGATTAATTACTTGACGCCCAGTCCTTCTTAATTCAGGTGGTAATCCATCTAAGAATCCACCGCCTGATTTTACAACACCAGATGATAAACCACCAACTTTTCCTGTGCTGTCTATATCTAGTCCAAAATTCAACCAATCTCTGTATGCGAATGAAACCTCAATCGCAACAAACTGATTTTGATTACCACTATCATATTGTATTTGATTAATGGCTGTTGGTAAACACTCTCTTAATCTTACACCATATGTTACACTATCTCTATCATTTAGACTATCAAACTGACCTAATTGAAATATGTCAATGGGTGCAGTATATTCATCATAAAAATTAAATAAACCTGTTTGATTATTGTAAACTATATTTTGCCATGCTTCAAAAAAGGTTCTTAACCTTAAAAACTTATCACCAATAAAAGTAGCAGTAATATCTGAGTATTGAACCTGTGTTGGATATTTATATGGGGCACCTGCAATACGATATGGACTTGTATTGATTGTTCTACCTGGCATGGTTATGCTTGTACACATCAAAGCAACATTTTCTTGCATGTCTTTTTCATAATTAAATGTTGTGCCATATCTTCCTGCTGGTCCTACACCTCGACCTGTGCCCTCAAAAAATAATGGTTCTATTGCTTCTTTTAATTGACCACCTTTAGGTAATGATATGTTTACAATGAAACGAGTATTACGAGCAACACCTTCTCCTTTTGCAATTGCTGATCTAAAACGATTGATTGTTGTTTCTGGGTTTGCTCTTTGTTTTAGTCTAGGATCGCCAGGTATATTATCATATTCTCTACCTCTTGGCAACCCTATTCTAATATCAAAAGGTCCTACTCTTTTTCCACCTCTAAATATTGCCATTAAATTATTCTCCTGCTATCACGCCATACTTGACTTGCACTTGCTTTTCTAAACTGTGCCACTGGCATAAAAATAGATGGCGCATAATCATCTTCCTCTAGTTCTAAAAACCCACTACGAAATTGTTGTCTAAGATAATGTTTGATTGTTGGTTTAACTTCTCTTATGTTTTTAAGTTTACTATAATTACCTCTAAAACCTCTTTTGTCTAATGTCTCTAACAATCTCATTCTTAATGGTATGGGTAAGTAATGAAAGTTAATACCTAAGAACCCACCTTTTGCTGCTTGTATTGGCATAACAAGTGGAAATATATCATAGTAGGGTAGTGTTGCTTTAAGTTTAGGGTCATATCTAAAGAAATGTAATTTATTAAAACTAGGTGTTCTTTTTAGTGTGCCATCACGCATAAGTCTAGCCGCAGATATTCTGTTTGATAGGTCTGCTACCTTTTTCTTATACCAATTGATAGATAAATCTCTATCACCTGCCGCTTGTCTGATTGTATCAAATACACTTGCCATGTTACTATTTATCTCTAAATATTAGAATGAGAAAGATAAAACGCATATCAAATAGAATACTGGTACAAGGTAAATATAGACCACATAATCCGTCAAAGTATAAGGGTGATCCTACAAACATTATTTATCGTAGTTCTTGGGAACTTACAGTATTCAAGTATCTAGATAATAACCCTAACATATTAAAATGGGCAAGTGAAGAAGTATTTGTACCATATCGTCATCCACTTACAAACAGAATAAGTCGATACTTTCCAGACTGTTGGTTGCGTTACAAAAATAACAAAG